AACGCTGCAGCATACCCCAACCGTGCAAGATCCTCAAGAACTTTTGCCTGTTCCCGGATGTGCTTGTCTTTGGTGAGGGTCCCATCATTCAGGATGATCTTCTCACCGTCCTTCTTCAGCTCAAGGTATAAGCCGTGATATACACCAACCGGCTGTGCAATCCAAAGGTCAGGGTATGCCCTGCCTGACTGCATTGCATAGTGAGTTTTGGCTTGCCCAATCGTGAGCTTCAGACCGGCTGAGTAGTCAGTCCTGAAGATCATCTTTGGGTAGTTCCGCTTCAGCCACTTGGTCACTTCCTTGTGGTGCTGCAGCTCAGTCTTTGGTGGCATCCTTCTTCTCCATGTTCATCTTCTTATTGGCTAGATCCACAGCTTTGTGAATTGCCTGATCACGCTGCATGTTTGCAGCCTCATTGACTTTCTGCCATGCACCGGGGTGCCGGAAGATCTTTGCAGCCTTTGCCCGTTTCCTTCGCTCCTTACGGTTTGGGATCTCCGGGACGTTGACACCTAGTTCATGGGCACTGATTATTGACATCACTTCTCTCCTTGATGCAGTATGCCATACGCCGTGAACAGAATGATGAATGTTGCCGGGATCTTGAGCCACCATATTGGTGCCCATATACCGATCATCAGGACTGCAAAGGTGAGCATTGCTGCTGTTTGATTATTCTTTGGTTGATTCACATGGTCTCCTTTGTATTATAGCTTGATGTCACTCTGAGTGTTCCACCACTCAATGCCTGCCTGCAGGATCTCCACACGCTTTGCTGCCCAAGCCTGAGCCTCACCCATCTCAATCAGTCCGATCTTCTGAGGGACCACATGATAGTCAGTGATCTCAGTATAGTCACGGGTCCACTGCTCAATCAGGAACATGCCCTTGTTGATAGTGATCCCATGTGGACGGAGTAGCAGTGCATAGAGCTTGAGCTGGATGCTCTTCAGGTACTTGTTTGGCTGCACCTTGCCTGCCTCGTTTGGGATCATGGTCTTGGTGTCAATGATTGTCTGAACCTCTGAAGCTATCTCATCAGGTGTGAAGTGAATCACAACGCCGGGGAATAGCTCAGTGGCAAAGCTCTGCTCACAGTGGCTGACAGGCAGCTCACCGATCAGGAACTTATACTCATATGGTGTCTTGCCGGTGGCACGGACTTCTTCCTGAGTCACCTCACGATGGGTGAATACTTCAGGGACCGTGCCTGTATCAGCAACATCCTGTTCAAACATCTCATGACGGACAGATCCAAACTCAGTGGATGCCGTTGAGAACTTCTTGACCAATCCTGCCCGGAGCTGCAGTACCCGTGTGATCCCTGCCTCAGTACATTGAGTCAATTCAGAGTACCGGGTGTGCAGCTTGCCGTCATTCTTGTTGATCTTATACGTCTTCATCTTCACCCTGCTCTTGCTCAACAGCCTTCGGAGCTGCCTTTGCAGAAGTGGTTGAGCCTTCTTCCTGTCGCTTCTTCAAAGCGTGTCTGATGCCTTCCTGTGCAGTGGCAGGTGTGGTCGCTGATACTTCCTCAGCATCAATATAGTCCTGAGCAACCTCAGCAATGTCAGAGACACCATCAAGGACTTCAGGAATGTATGTCTTGATCAAGCCTGAGAGCACGTTGTATCGCATCTTCAGCTTCCTATTTTGACCGGGCTTCCAACCAACTTTGATCTTGCCATAGTTGTCAACGGTGTAGCCTGAGTCAACAGCGTCCTTGAAGTAGAACGTGTCCTCATACTGCTCATCATCATCAAGCGGTTTGTTCATGCCGGTGCCCTTCCAGACAACAACGTGGCAGTGATCCTGATCTTCATCAAGGAACTTGAAGTTGAAGTTGTGACGCTTCAGTGCTTTTGGAACTGCCTTGCCCCATAGGGTGATGATCCCGTTGATTATATACAGAGACTGGATTGACTCCATTGGCCTGAGTCCCATCTCAGCACCTGTGATAATTGTCACAAAGGCTTGAGTTGGATTCTGCAAGTGCTTTGGTAGTGCACCGGACTCAAAGAAGTCACGGGCAATCAACTTGCTCTGTTCGTACATGACCGGATTCAGCACTGATGATTCAGTGGTCCGGATTGCAAGCGTCAGATCACGCTTGTCCTTGTTTGTGAGCACACTCTTTGGTGCTTCTTTTTTTGGCTCAGGTGCTTGTGTCACCTCAGCTTCTTGAGCATCGCTGTGGTCTTTGACCGCTGCATCCTCAAGAGTTTGCTGGTCTTGTTCTACTGCCATGAATGGTCTCCTTTCATTGGCTTATCTTTACCGTTCTATTATATCGCAACCGCTATTCAGAGTCAAGCCTTGAGATTGTCCTGATCCTCACAAGGGTACATACAGCACCTTGCTGATTGGTCTCACTCAGTTCATTGCATATCAGCCGGGCAAGAGTCTCTTCATCAACGTCATGATCTATGGTGACAACTGTGTGACCATACCCACTCTTGCCAATGAACGGCTGCTGCCACGTTGACTGATAGCTCACTGAATAGGTTCCGGCTGGAATCAGGTCATTGTGAATCATGATGGCCTCATAGTGATGGTCATCTGTCCGCCACCATTCTTGAGATACCTGACATTGTTCTCAGGTCCCATGTGACCAAACACTTCTGAGTGGTCTTCAAAGATTATCAAGCTCTCTGCCGGATGTGCCTTGTTATATTGCAAGAGCACATACCGGTCACAAAGCCCACCGCTCAACACTCCACCGTGTGAGTCCAATTCTCTGAAGAAATTGTACATTCTCCAGTCATCACTTGTCCAGTTCCAACCAAGAGGCGGTCTCACATCCCACACCTTTTGGCCACGCAACCTGTACTTCTGAGCACGTTGCTCACTGGTATCAACTGCAAAACTCATCCCACTACCTCAAACCATTCCTGCACTGTGTGCAATAATTGATCATAATCACCTGACATTGCTTGCTTCACAAAGGCATCAATCTCCGGACCGGATGCACCGGCTCTCTTCATCTGCTTCCGGCACTTTGCAATTATTGCAAAGGCGTTGCCATCTTCACCGGCAAGAGTGATCTCACCATACTTCTGACGTTCTTGTTCTTCAGACATGCTTCTCCCCCTGAATCATTCGGTCCAACAATGTTGGATCAGTTAAGTTGTTGAGCTGACGGTTGAGCACAATCCGCTTGTTGCGTTCATTCTCCATCTGAGTGAGACGGTCATCAAGGTTGTTGATGAATCGTGACACTGCTTCAAGGATCGGCAGCAATACTTCAATCAATGCTGCTTTGAAATTTTCCAACGCTTCGCTGAGGCTCTCTGGTTGTTTTTTGTTTGTCATGGCTTTGGTCTCCTTATACCAAAATGAACCGGACCCCTATGCAGGAGTGACCGGTCCAAAGTTACCTGATTGATATTTGTTGACTACATAGTACTTGCTGCCGTTCAAGCGTTGTACATACAGCCTCGCTTTGATGCCGTGACTTCGCATGAGTGCAGCAACTCTTGGATGAGTGAGAGTCAATTCCTTGACTGATTCGCTCATGATGACTGTGTAGTCTTTGTTGTGTATCTTCATGGCAATGGTCTCCTTTGCCTGTTTTATTTGATAGTAACCTCAGTATATCGCAACCGCTTGCTGTTTGTCAACACATTTTGCAGACTTTTTTTGTGGATGGGTGTGCATAACCGTGATAGTCCATAGTATAATGAAGAGGTCCGGGTCAGGTTATGTCTTTAGGCTCACGCCTTTTGTGCATTGGTCTCCCTGTTTGGGTGTCGCAAGGCATCACCGGACGCTATGATTATGCTATAATGTAGAAGATCCTGAGCGGTGCCTACCCCCTCTCAGGATCATTTTTGTTTGGCAAGCTCACGTCTCACAAGGACATTGAAGTATGCACCTTTGTTCCGGACACATGGCTCATTGGCTAGTCCTGCAAGCCGGTAGACAGTAGCCTCTGGCAGCTGGTAGAATGCTTTGCAGAAGAACTCCAGACTAGTGCTTGGTGATCCAAGTTTCTGAAGGAGTTCTTTTGCTTTGAACTCAACCTTTGCTGGATCAATATCAATACGTTCCTTCTTCTTATCATCAATATCAATATTGGTATTGAGATTCCTTCGGTCTTGGGTATTGATATTGGTATTGATTATTGAGTGAATCGCTTGCATCTGGGCACCACCTTTGCTATACTTATTTTAAGTCACGGGAACACTAGCCCCTCGCATTTATGCAGGGGCATTCTTTTTGCCCATTTTCAACAGAGCCTCTGATGCATCAAGAGGGTGCAAAAAACAGGGGTCAAAGCATATTGCCGGACCGTTTGATATTGGCTGAATCGTTCATAGTCACAGGAACAACTCAGTACCTTCTATCATAGCTCATTTTGGCATGGCATTCAAGACGTGCTTGTGCTTGTGGATGGACATGCTGTGGAGAACCACGCATGACCACAGTTGATGGCTGTGGAGAAGTGTGTGCATAATTGTGGAGAACTCCGGAACATTCAGCCCGGAGCCAAAAAATGATATAATGATAATGCTATAAGGAGACCAAAGCACAATGAAAAAAATGCACATCATGTTACTAGAAGAACCCGGCAAAGCTGGAACTGCAGAGGACACTCTGACGGTCTATGTCGCAAGGCACGGAAGCCGGAATGATGCACTGCTCAGAATGCACATGCAGGGCATCTTGCCAAAGTACCGTGTTGTCAGTCACTCAGTAGGACCCGTCATGCCCACATTGATTGGCATGCTGTTCCCATCGCTTGAAGTGATCCGTCACACATGGGGCAAAGTCACAGTGCTCACATTCATGAAGTACTGGATTGGCAGACCGCTGGTCCGGATCTTCAAAGGCAGCAACCGCAAAACATGGCAGGACATTGGACAGTATGACGTGAACACACGCCGTGTCTTCCCGGTGCCTGACGGTGAGAAGTATTCACAATAACAATTTTTGAAGGAAGGAATTGCATGACAAAGTTTCAAGACTGGAGAGCAACAAAGTCCATCAAAACAAACATACTCATTGACGCATTGCTAGTCATAAAGGATCTCATTGCATTGATACTCATTGGAGTTGGTGTGATGGCGTTCTTGTTCATAGCTGCAGTAGTGCTGCTCAGTGCACTGTAGTATTTAGCACAAGCGTTGCTATACTGGAAGGGAAGGGACAAGTCAATGGCAAAGAAGATCATCATAGTTCGCAAGAAGAAGGAACAGAAGGCACCAACGCCTGCTGTTGTTGCTGAAGTTGCGAAGGTGGTCAAAGCCAACAAACGTCCAAAGGCTGCTCAACCCAAAGCCACGATTCCAGTCAAAGCGGTCCAAAAGTCAGGAGCAAGGATTGATTGGAGTGCTATCAAAACAGCTTATGTTACCGATCCCAAAGAGACTCACCGTTCACTAGAGGCACGATTCAAGGTGTCACGGAGTGCTATTGCTAATCAGGCAAAGAAGAATGATTGGTCAAGTGCACGTCAAGAGTGGCTCAAAAAAACAGAGTCTAATGTACTAGCTGCAGCCGGTGAGGGCCGTGAGGAAGCCATCAGTGCCCTCACAAAGAAGCATGAGACATTGCTCAACTCATTGTCTGAGAAGATCACACAAGCCACTCAGGAGCTGTCTATGGATGAATGGGCAGCAAAGAATCTGGAGTCTCTGGCAAAGGCTTCAAAGCTAGTCATTGAAGGGGAGCGGTTGACCGTTGGACTTCCGTCTGATGTGAAGGGACTGTCAGATCCAAGAGGTGACAAGCTGAATGTCACTATTGAATCCCTTCATGAGAAGGCAAAGGAAGTTCTCAATGGCAAGAATAACAGCTGATGATGCACTGCTCACGCTGCAGGCAATGCAGCAATCACCACGCTTCTTTGTAGAAGAGATGCTTGGAGATGCCATATGGTCCGGGCAGGAGTCAATCATGAACTCAGTCCGGGACAACTTTGAGACGTGTGCCCGATCATGTCACGGCATTGGCAAGACGTATGTGGGAAGCCGGATTGCACTCTGGTTCCTCAACAGCTTTGAGAACTCCATTGTGATCACCACTGCACCAACCTTCCGTCAGGTTGAGAAGATGATGTGGAAGGAGATGCGTGATGCCATGAACCACAGCAAGGTCCGGCTGGCAGGCAAGATGCTCAAGACTCCAAACCTCAGAGTGGATGAGAAGTGGTATGCAATGGGACTGTCCACAAAGGACCCTGACATGTTTCAGGGGTATCACGCTGAGTACATTCTAGTCATTGCTGATGAGGCTTCTGGTATACCGGAGAAGATCTATGACGCTATAGATGGTGTGACCACCTCACAGAATGCAAGGATCTTAATGCTTGGGAACCCAACCAATCCGCTTGGACGTTTTGCAAAATCATTCAAGGACCCAACCACCGGCAAGATCCACATCTCAGCATGGGACACTCCAAACTTCAGCATGAACGGGATCAAGAATGCAGAGCAGCTCATTGAGCTTGGGAACTCCGGGAAGCTGCAGACAATGCCGGTCCCATACCCATACCTGATCACTCCTATGTGGGCATACCGCCGTGCCCTGCAGTGGGGAATCAACTCACCTATGTGGCAGTCCCGTGTTGAGGGCATATTCCCTGAAGACGCTGATGATGTACTGATCCCACTGTGGAAGGTTGAAGCAGCAATGTCTGAAGAGAGACGGCTGACTGTGACAAAGGACATGAACAACCGGCACACCGGACTGGACGTGGCCCGATTCGGTTCGGACAAGACGGTCTTTGCCACACGGTTTGGATTCTGGTTTGAACCATTGATCACTACTCAGAAGCAATCAACCACTGACACATTCGGCAGGCTGAAGAACATGCAGATGTTCCCATACTACATAGATGACATTGGTGTTGGTGGTGGCGTGACCGATCAGGCAGCTGATGCCAAGATCCCGTCATACGGTATCAACGTGCAGCATGCAGCCAAAGACAAGGAGACCTTTGCCAATCTCAAGTCAGAGCTGGCGTGGCGTGTACGGGAGATCATTGATGAGATATACTTGCCTTATGATGAAGAGCTGCTTGCTCAACTCAGCAACATCAAGTTCGGGTATGTCAATGGACGGATCTCAGTTGAGCAGAAGGATGAGGTCAAGAAGAGGACTCACGGACAGTCTCCGGACAAAGCAGATGCTGTGTTCCTATCGTTTGCAAACTACTTTGTCAAGAGCAAGAAGACTGGTGGGACCGTGATCACAGCCGGGAATTATGAGCAGGTGTTGTATAAACATAACCAAAACAGGTAGAATAAAAAGGAAGAGAGGGCATGCAGACCAATGATCGTACAACAAGTCAACAAGAACACATTTGCAAAATCTCCAAAGCCTGAGATTGACAATGAACTGGGCACATCTGGTGGCTCCCTCACGGACCTCTGGAGCAGTTCAAAGAAGAACAAGGGCAAGGTGAAGATTGAAGATCTCCGGTACATGAAGGACAATGATGGTACTGTCAAGTCCCTGTATCAGATCCTCAGAATGCCAATCATGGCAAACAGCTGGAGAATTGACGCTGATGATGCAGACAATCCTGAAGCTGGCAAAGCTCAGGCTGTATTCATTGAGGACAACTTCCTGCTTCCACCTCACAAGGGTGGCATGTCAACGCCGTTCCGTCTGGTCATTGCCCGTATGCTCAAGGCTATTCTTGAAGGTTATGCACTAGCAGAGAAGGTCCTGACAATCAACCCTGATGGGAAGATCGTATACCGCAAGATTGCCTTCCGTGATGTCACCAAGATTGATGTCCTAGTGGATGACAAAGGTGGCTTTGCAGGCTACAAGCAAACCTACTGGAGCAAAGAGAGCAACAAGCTGGTCACTGTCACAGTGCCGGTTGAGTACTGCTTCCTGTACACGTTCAACAAGGATGAGGATGAGGTATATGGTCAGTCTGCATTCCAGTCTGCCTTCTATCACTGGGACCGCAAACGCCGTCTGTACTACCTCTATGAGCAGTCAGTTGAGAAGGGTGCAATGCCACCAAAGATGCTTGAGGTCCAAGAGGGCAATGAAGACTCTGACTCAACAAAGTCTGCAAACCTTGCAGCAATGACCAACTTTGGAATTGATTCTGCAGTGCTTGTTCCTACAGGCTACAAGCTCACACCATACGAAGCAGGCAAGGGACGCATTGATCCTATGCCGGGCATTGATCACCATGATGCTCAGATGGCACGTTCCGTCTTGGCTCAGTTCATACTGCTTGGCAACTCAGACAACACCGGATCCTTTGCACTCAGCAAGTCACACGCTGACCTGTTCATGATGGCTCTGAGAGGAGTCATGAATGAGCTTGAAGAGCACATCAATTCATACCTGATCCCACAACTGATTGACTACAACTTTGAGTCTGCATACTACCCTGAGTTCCGCTTCAATGACATGACCGATGACACGGCTGAGTTCATTGAGAGCATCTTCCTTGAGATCGTGAAGAAGACGGATCTCCGTCAGGACTTTGTGGATGGCTTGGTCAAGCAAGTTGCTGAGCGTCTGGACATTGACCTTGAAGAACTGAAGAAGGATGTCACAACTGATCCTGTGCTGCAGCCGGATGAGCAGGCAGTTGTTGATCAGACTCAGGAGATCGCAAAGACTGCACTCAACGGTGCACAGATCGCTTCACTCATAACCATTGTGACTCAGATCGTGACCGGTCAACTACCATACGACACTGGACGTGCCGTGATTGTGGCATCATTCCCAACACTGGATGACGCTCAGATTGATGGCATCCTTGAACCGGCAAAGGGCTTTGTTCCAACGGCTCTCTCACGTCTAAAAAAAAAGACACACCGGTACGCAGCCGGTGAAGTGAAGTGGAGACGGGACCTCACACCTGCTGAAGACAACATCAGCCTTGCTGCCATAGAAGACAAGATGAACACCCAAGAGGACAAGTTCCTCAAGGCAATGAAGCCGGTCTTTGATAAGGTCACAGCTCAGGCTGTTGCTGATGTCAGTCCAATCATTGAAGGCGGTGACATCACAAAGCTGGATGATCTGCAGCTCACTGGTCAGGATGAGTACATTCAGACAATGGTTGATGAGTCCCTTGCTACTTACAACGCAGGCAAGAAGATCACTGCTGATGACCTTGAGACAAAGATCCCTGCCACTCCAAAGGAGACAAAGGAGTACTTCAAACAGACTGCAACTTCCATTGCTGACAAGCAGTTCTCTGATCTGCTATTCATGATCAAGCAGAAGGTGACTGCAGAGTTCCACAAGGGTCAGTTGAGCAAGCACACCTTTGCTGTAGAAGACGTGACTGCCCTGCTGCTTGGTGACTTTGAGGGATTCTTTGAGAGTAAGATTGGAATCACCGGGTCCATCATTGTCAGTCAGGCAATCAACCGTGCCCGTGATGACGTGTTTGATACTGCAAAAGAAGACATCTCTGTCTATCAGTACAGTGCAATCCTTGATGAGAACACCTGTGAACTATGTGAAGGTCTTGATGGATCAGTGGTCTCTGAGGTTGAATACAAGGCATCTCAGTTCCAACCACCTGAGCACCAATTCTGCAGGTGCATTTGGATCGCAATCTTGAAGGATCAGCAAGATATTCCAGAGGCAACCGGTCTTCCGGACATTGCTGAGGAAGTGATTGCAAAGAACCAAACATTGTCACATAAGCATTAAGGAGATATGATAAAACTATGGACAAACGCAATGCACAAGTATACGCAGTTCTGCAGCCGGACCAACACCGTGCTGTGAAGTTTGCAAACTCTGAGAAGTACCCTGAAGCAAAGGGAACTCTCTTCAAGAAGCGGATCATCAACTTTGGTGAGTACGCTGATCAATGGTTCCCTGAATACACACTGGTCCTTGACAAAGAAGGTTGGGGTCAATCAGTGCTGGACAACTTTGCAGCAAGCACAGTTGGTCGTGTATACGTCCCGGCATCTCACACTGATGATCCAGACAAGAACCGTGGTGAAGTCATTGACATGTTCTTCAGTGAAGACGGCAAAGGCATTGATGCCATACTGGACATCCGTGATCCTGAGACTGTCAAGAAGATTGAAGATGATCTCATTTGGGATGTCAGCATTGGCTTCACAATGAACTGGATCACCAAAGAGGGTGATGAGAAGGGACCGGCAATCTATCATGTTGCTCTGGTCAACAACCCATACATAGAGGACATGACTCCATTTGAAGCATTCGCAAAGATCACTGAGGTGTGCCGGGCAGAGCTTGCATCATCTCATCAAGCTAATGCTATAATGTTGAGTAGGTCAGGTATTAAAAAAGAATATAAGGAGTTCGCAATGGAAAAAGTTACCAATGACAAAGACTATGAAGTCAAGACAACCATCACTGTTGATGGTGAAGAGCAGGAAGTTGTGATTGCTGCAGGTGCTGAAGTAGAAGTACCGGCTGATCAGAAGGAAGCTGTTGAGACTGCAATTGCTGAATCAGAAGCCCCTGAAGAGGAAGAGACTGAGGAAGAAAAAGCAGCCCGTGAAGCGAAGGAAGCTGAAGATGCTGCAGCTGAAGCAGCAAAGACTGAAGCTGAAAAAGAGAAGGATGCAGAGCTTGCCCGTGTCAAAGCTGAGAACGCTGAGTACCGCAAGAAGGCAGTCAATGCTGAGTATGATCGCTTGCTCAAAGAAGGCAAGATTGTCCCTGCTCAAGAGGGTGCCTTCAAAGCACTTGCTGAAGCCCGTGACAGTAGCGTCCAATTCAGCAATGCCAAAGGCAAGACGGTCCAGAAGCCTGTCTCTGAACTGCTCACTGAGTTATTTGCCCACGCTCCAAAGGTTGTCAAGTTCTCTGAGGACGGTGGTGAAGGCGGTGAAGGTGCTGGTGAAGACCAAACCCCTTATGATAAACTGGGTGAAGAAGCGAAGGCGGGATTGCAAGCCACCAACGTGAGCAAAGAGCGGTACAATGAGAATGTTGCAAAGCATCCTGAGATGTACCCTGAGCACCAATCAACTAATAAGAAAGATGAGGAATAATCATGGCTAATCAAACAGCAGCCCGTGATCCAAAGTGGCGTGAAGACAAAGTTGCAGAACTGAAGGCAACTGTAGGCGGTCGGTATTTTGCTGGCGGTGCAGTAGTCATCCTTGCAGCAACCGGTCTTTTGAGCCGTGCAGTGACAACTGCTTCAGCAATAACAGCTGGTGTCGTACTTGAGACAAAGGACCTTACCAATGAACCTGCAGGATCTCGCATCCGTGTGCAGCGTGGCGGTACCTTTGAGTTCGGTTACACCCCGGCAAACGCTACTGATGCCAATGTCGGTGACTTGGTACAGTGGACTGATGATCAGACTGTTGACACGTTCAGCACTGGCATCAAAGCAGGTCGTATCGTGGAAGTAGTATCAACATCAAAGGTTCGTGTAGAACTAGTAAGCACTGCAGTCTAAGACTGAGGCAAAGAAAGGAATATAGAAATGAACGAAGCAAGTCTATTACAAGGTTTCAAAACAATCTTTGCTGAAGGTTATGATTCAGCAACACCGCTTTGGGACCGCATCGCTGCAAAGATTGAGAGCGATGGTGGAAGTGAAGAGTACGGTTGGTTAGGTGGTCTCGCTGGAATGCGTGAGATGCACGGTGAGCGTCAACCTCAAGGTCTGAAGAGTTATGACTTCACGATCAAGAACATTGAGTTTGAAGAGTCTGTCCGTGTCAAACGATCTGACATCCGTGACAGCAAGATTGCAACCTACAACAACATGGTCCGCATCTTGGGTGAAAACTACCGCACGTTCCCTGATGAGAAGATCTTTGGTCTGATCAACCTCGCAGATACTAAGGTGTCATACGATGGCCAGAACTTTGCTGACACTGATCACGTTCAATTGAGTGCTGCTGGCGTTCAAGAGAACTGGAGCAACAAGGGTACTTCTGAGTTGAGTGCAACCACATTCAACGTAGCACGTCTTGCACTTGAGACTGCACGGAATGACTCTGGTAAGTTGGTCAACAAAGCTCCAAAGTTCTTGCTTGTAGTGCCACCTTCAAAGAGGGCACTTGCAGAAGGCATCGTACTCCAAGAGCACCTTGCTGGCGGTGAGAACAACCCCAACTATCAGGCAGCTGAGTTGCTTGTTCACGGTGAAGTCGCAAGCAACCGTTGGGCACTTCTGGACGTATCATCTCCAACAGCCCGTCCATTCGTTTGGCAGGTTCGTGAAGAGGTTCCATTTGAAGCTCAAGAGGAAGGCAGTCATGAGGACTTCTTCCGCAAGGAGAACTTCTATGGTTCATACTTCCGGGGCAATGCTGGTTTCGGTGAATACCGCAAAGCATACATTGCAGTGATCTAGTATACTGGTCACAAGGGGAGCTGATTCACTCAGCTCCCCAAAGAGATCAATAATAATGAAGGAGATGATCATGGCAAAAGAATACAAAGTAAAACTTGCACAAGGATTCAACGCTGCTGGTCGCAGACGTGCTGGACTTAACCTTATCAAAGGTGAGACTCTTGTCACTGAATTGACAGCAGAGCAGCTCTCAGAGCTTCAGGCTGATGTTTGGGTAGTAGTTCAGGAAGCTGACGCAAAGGACGCAGGAGAAGGCTCAGAAGGCGGTGAGGGCGGTCAGGTTGATCCATACGAAGGTGTGTCATTCAAGGACCTCAAAGCTCAGGCTGTAGAAGCTGGCATTGATGTCAAAGGTATGAAGAGCCGGGCAGACGTGATTGCTGCTCTTGACGCTGCTGCTGCAGGCTCAGAAGGCGGTGAAGAAGATGAGGAAGAGACTCTTGAGTTGTCTGAAGACATGACTCTTGAGTTGTCTGAAGACATGACTCTTGAAGACCTCAAAGCTGTTGCTGTTGATCAGGGTGTTGCTGCTGAAGTAGTAGAAGCAGCCACTGATGAGACAAAGGCAGATCTTATCAAGGCAATTGAAGAAGCTGCTGAAAAGACTGAAGAATAGGGGTCACGATCATGGCATCAACAGACCCATATGTGAGTAGGCAGGCGGTCAGACAAGATGCTGGCTTCCAACATCCAGAAGAGAATGAGATTCTGGTTGGTGTTGTTGATGGTTCAAACAGTACGTTCATGACGGTCCACAAGCCTATTGTGGACCGTGACTTCAATGATCATGTAGATGTAGATGATGTCACTGTCTATCAAGACGGGGTGCCGGTAACTGTTGCATCAGTGGACAAAGACACTGGTGTGATTGTGCTTGCCACGCCACCGGATGCAGGCACTGAGATCACTTGCTTCTATGCCCATTCACAGCTCACTGACTTTGATGTTGACACCTACATCAAGCAGGCAACTGGCATTGTTCACCGGGCACTCCGGAGCAACGGCATTGCCACTCCATTCTCAGAAGACAATGAGAACCAAGAGCCATACTATGCAACCATTCAGATGATAGTCACCATGTACGCTGCAGGGCTTGCATTGATCCGTGACTATGGGTCCAATGCTGACACTGAAGAGACAAGCAAGGACGGCTACAAGAAGCTCAAGACCGCAAAGGATGAGCTGCTCAGTCTGGTTGAAGCACTCAAGCTGGATGAACTGATTCCAAGTTCAGGCAGTGATGGGACCGGTGGTCGTGTTGAGGTAACTAATCAAGGGAAGATCTTCAGTGACTTATCTGGTGGCATTGTAGACGGTGAGAGGCAAGGCTTCTCTGGTCGCAGTGCTGACCCTCATGAGGCATTCTTCAGAGGGAGATAATCATGGGATTCAGAATGTCCTTTGAGATTGAAGGGGACAAGCAGATCTCAGCAGAACTGGGCATTGCCATTGGCAAGCTGCAGGACTTCTCAGAGCCTATGGCTGAAGCTGCAGAGGTGATGATGACCGCTGTTGATGATAACTTTGACAAGCGTGGTGGACGCTTTGGCGGTTGGGACCCACGCAAAGACAACCTTCCTCACCCATTACTTGAGAAGACCGGGGAGATGAGGAAGGACTTCTACACAGAGTCAACGTCAGACTATGCAATGGTTGCAAACAAGTCTGACTACTTTGGGTACCATCAGAGCAATCAACCAAGAACACGGCTGCCACGTCGTGTCATGCTTATGATTGATGCTAGAATGAGAGATGAGATATTCAAGATATTCCAACTTTATATAGTAACCGCCTTGAGGCAGGGCAAAGGAGATTGACATGGCAGAGACACAATACATTGATCCGATTGCAACCAAACTGATTGAGAAGTTTGAACAGTACGGATTCAAAGAGCTGAAGGGCAAGTACTACTATGGCACCCCGATGATCATTGCTCAGAACCAACTGAACTTCCCTGCAGTGTGCATCAGTGGTGGTGTTGATAGTGGCACAGAGACTGAATCAAACAGCCATGACCGGTCCCGGATCAGGTATCAGATCACCATCATGATTGATATGAAGAAGGAATGGTTGACCGGCAAGAACCGTGTTGGTCCAGAGATGCAGCTGCACAAGCTGCTCATTGGTCGTGATGAGAACTTTGATATGCTGCCCGGATCTTTGGAGTACGTTTGCCGGAGACACAATGTCCTTGATGGTGAGAAGCGTCTATACATTGATCTTGGTCGTGAGACCCGTGCACAGATCCGTCCAAACATTGAGGGGCGTGGTCGTGGCATGCTGCTCTATGAAGGCACCCTGTCAATTGACATCGTACACAACGAAATCAAGCCTGCTCTCAAAGCATAAGGTTGTTGTTGTATGATATTTATAGGTATAATATAGAAGAAGGAGAAGTCACATGGCTATTGAATCAGACAAAACAGAGGTACACACTGCAGACAACCTGCAGCCTGCTGCCAAAGAAGATCAAAAATCTGCAGAATTGCAAGGCTATTCTGTAAACATTCAGGGTATCATCTACTCAGTGAAGGCATCAAACGCTGAGGAAGCTGGTGAAAAAGCCAAAGAATTGCATAATAAAACGAAAGGGAAGAAGTCATGAGTGATGTTATAGGTGCACTGGTATCAATTGGTTACGGTAAAGAGACCACACGGGGGACAGCTGTTGCTCCTACCCGTTGGATTGGGAAGTATGAGTTGAACTTCACACCGAAGTCTGACAAGGTGATGAATGAATCAGCATACAACCACCTCTCAAAGAACAGTGGTATTGCCACAATCCGCAAGTATGGTGAAGGTGAATTGACTGCAAAGATCTTTGACAAAGCCATTGGTGACTTCATGCGTATGGTTACAGGTCAAGCTGCAGTGAGCACAGCGGTCCCATCACAGTCCGGTGCTTATGATCACGCCTTCAGCCTGCTCAACAACAACAGTCACCCTTCATACACGATTGCTATCACTGAAGGTGACATCTCAGATCGCAGGTACCCCGGTGCTATGCTCAACACGCTCTCACTTGAGTTTGCTGTTGATGACTATGCAAAGATGACTGCAGGCTTCCTCTCTGAAGAGGGTGCAACTGCAAGCAACACTGCTGCATACACACAAGAGAATGAGTTCATCCCATCACATGCAAGCCTCAAGGTAGTTGCAAAGGGTGGTGATCTTGACGCTGCTTCAGTAGTAGCTGATGTCAAGTCTGCATCCATTGAGTTCAACAAGAACTTGATCCGCAAGGAATCATTGGGCAACAAGAAGATTGGCCCACGCAACGGACGCTTTGAAGTGACCGGTGAGATTGAGATGTACTACAACTCAACAACCTTCCGTGCATACTGGGAGAATGACACAGAGCTTGCTCTTCGTCTGAAGATTGAGAACACTGATGTGACCATTGGTGCAAGCACTCACCCTGCAATCACCCTTGATCTTCCATTCATGATGATTGAGAACTGGGAACCTGACTATGGCAATGATGACTTGGTGCCACAAACACTCAGCATTCATGGATTATATGATGCAACCACCGGTGACTTCATTGACATCACAGTCCGGAACACTCAAGCTACTTATGCATAAGATGTGGTACAATAAAAACTGCTAATAACGTAAGGAGACCAATGTCATGGCAGACAACACACAAGCCCAAGATACACGGGCAACAGTAGAATACAAACTCAAGAGTGGCAATCACACTGTCACTCTCAAAGAGTACCTGACCGGGCGTGAAAAACGTGCAGTCAAGAATGCTCTGTGGACCGGTAAGTCCATGAAGATCAAAGACGGCAAGGGTGAATCAGATCCCGTGCCAATGGAAGACATTGATGCCTCAACCAACAGGACCATTGAATTGATGGTTGTTGCTATTGATGGCAAGACTGATAACATCCTTGATCGTGTCCTTGATATGAGGGACCGTGACTATGATGATGTTCTTGAGAAGATTGAAGAACTGACAGGACCCATTGACGATTCAAAAAAAGAAGCTGGTCCAAAGAATACTCAAAGCTAGTTGAGCCGGGGAAGTTCCCCAAGCCACCTAGTACTGAGCTGTTCCTAGCGGTGATTGCAGCAGGCACCGGTTGGACCTATGAAGAGATTGATGAACAACCTGACTGGTTCAGAGACCTTGTGTATGTCATAATAATGACAGATAAACAGAAGCTGTTTGGCAAGCTAGAAGGGATCATCAAACTGTGGAGCAAAAAACACTAAGCATTGTAGCAAGAGCAAAGGATGAAGCCTCAGCAGAACTGAGGAAGGTCCAAGATGCTGTTGACAAAACTGCTTCCCAAGTGGGTGGTGCTTCTTCAGGCTTTGATAAGTTTGGCTCCATGATGGACAAAGCTGGTGAGAAGATGGTGAGTGCCGGGAAGACAATGAGCATTGGTGTTACCTTGCCGATTGTCGCTCTCGGTGCTGCCACTATCAACTCACTCATGCACGTTGAAGCTCTTGGTGCTCAGACAGATGCAGTGCTGAAGTCCACCGGCAATGCTGCAAACACTACAAGAGGTCAGATTGAAGATATGGCTGACGGCCTAGAGAAGCTCACCGGCGTTGAAGCTGAGGCAGTAACGTCCGGAGCAAACATGCTTCTCACATTTACCAACATCAAGAACGGTGTTGGTGCTGGCAACGATGTCTTCAACCAAGCAAACAAGACCCTGCTTGATATGGCAACCGCCATGAACAATGGTGTGGTCCCATCAGAGGAAGCAATGAAGGCTCAAGCCATTCAACTTGGTAAGGCTTTGAACGATCCAATCAAGGGAGTCACGGCTCTCTCAAAGGTTGGTGTGACATTCACTGATCAGCAGAAGGAACAGATCAAGACAATGGTTGAGGCTGGTGACACTATGGGTGCACAGAAGATGATCCTTCAAGAGTTGAACAAAGAGTTTGGTGGATCTGCAGAATCCTTTGGAGCCACCACTGCAGGTAAGGTTGCGAAGCTGAAGAATGAGTTTGGGAACGTAGCAGAGACGCTCATGGTGAACGTCATGCCTGCAGTGAACTCATTGATTGCTACACTCTCAAGCCTGATGGAGAAGTTCCAAGCGTTGTCACCTGAACAACAGAAGCTCATTGGCATTGGTGTGGCAGCAGCTGCAGCCATTGGTCCTATACTGATAATCATTGGCAAGATGGCTCAGGGAGTACAGGCAATCATCAAAGTTGTGCAGTTCTTGGGCAACTCATGGGTCATGACTGGCATCAAAGCAGTGGCTGCAGGTATCAAGACCGGTGCAGTGTGGCTGGCAAACATGGCAAAGATAGCTGCTCAGGCAGTCGCAGCAGGCATCAGGATCGCTGCACAGTGGGCATTGACTGGATTGACCATGATTGGTGGTGCAATCGCAGCAGGGGCAGCGTATGTGGCTGCAGGACTAGCAGCAGCAGCAGCATGGATTGCAGCAAACGCAGCCATGCTCTTGGGTATTGGATTGATCATTGCTGCAGTAGCAGGCTTTGTCATACTGGTTGTGAAGAACTGGGACACGATAAAGGCTGCAGCAGCAGCTGTTTGGGAGTGGATCAAGAACGCTGCAGTGGCGGTGTTTGATGCAATCAAGACGGCAATCATGTTCTACATCAACATCTATGTGACCGCCTTCCAACTGATATGGCAAGGAGCACAGCTGGTGTGGGAAGGCATAAAGATTGCAGCTGAGTGGGTATTCAATGTGATCAAGGGAGTCATTGAGTTCTACATAAACAGCTACATTGCCATATTCAACTGGATCAAGGATGCAGCCGTGGCTGTATGGAACGCAATTGGAGACTCTCTGAAGTGGGTCTGGAATAACATTGTGAGTCCGGTGATCAACTTCTTTGTGAATGGATTCAATAATATATGGAACACGGTGGTGAATGTCTTCAACAGCGTGAAGAACTTTGTGACCGGGATCTTCAATACTATCAAGGACTCTGTTGGGAATATCTTTGGCAACATTGGCAATGCAATAACCTCACCATTCAAGGCAGCATTCAATGCAGTGGCAGGCTTCTGGAACAACACGATTGGCAAGCTATCATTCAAAGCACCTGACTGGGTGCCGGGCATTGGTGGCAAAGGCTTTGAGATGCCAAAGCTCCCGATGCTTGCAACCGGTGGTATTGTCACCGGTCCTACAACGGCAATCATTGGTGAAGGTCGTGAGCCTGAAGCCGTGCTGCCACTCAGTAAACTGGACAGCATGCTCAACAATAACAACTCAGACAATCAGGAAAAACCAACTGAGATCCATGTGCATGTTGAGGTCAATGGCACTGTCATTGGAGATGAGGCAGGTCTTGCAAAACTTGCAATCATGATTGGTCAGAAACTTGATCAAGCAATGAAAGCACAGAACACTACAAACGTAAACATGTTGAGGGTAACAGCACCATGATCACAATAAATGGAGATGAAATCCTAGATCCTAATCAGTACCGTGACAACTTTGATCAGTTCTATACTGACAACAGGTCACTGTCAGGCAAGCTGCAGCGTAACCGTAGGGCAAAGAAGAAGATGGCTGAAATGACTTGGACAATGCTTGAGCCTGCAGAGTTTCAAGCACTATCTGCTCTATTTGAAGACGGCAATGAGGTTGCCTTTATAAACGATGCATCAGCATATGGTACATTCACATTTGATGGATTGCCTGATCTTCCTTTGGATGCTTCAGATTATCTTGGTGGTGGATCTTACTTGAGGGACCTGCACATCATTCTGAGAGAGGTTTGATATGAGTCAGACAGTATCTCCAGAGTTTGATGCAGCGGTTGCAGGTAGTGTCAATGATCCTACCTTTGGAGTGATGGTTGGTTGGGACAAAGAATATAATGATCTTGCAACCTTCTTCACTATTGGAACATCAGAGATTGGTGGTCCTGACTTCATCAAAGGATCCGGTGAAGATGTCACCTTTTTTGATAAGTTCAACATGATCCCTGAGAATGACCACATTGACAGCTTCAGCATATCCAGAATGAGCAGTCTCACACCTTATGGAGTGTTCACATCACAGGCTGAATTGGTATTTGATAACATCTCCAAGCGGTACATGCCCGGCTTTGATCCGGACATTGGTGCCCTTGTGAACAAGAACCGGAGACCACTGAAGATCTCAGCAGGTTTCAGTGGTGAGAACATCCCTCAGTTTGTAGGATTCTCTGACCGTCCAAGAGCTGCATTGATGAGTGAGAAGATGCAGATGCATGCATATGATGTGATGGACTACTTCAGCAACAAGGAGACCTCACTGACATACTTTGAAGACATCCTTGCTTCAGAGGTGATTGAAGCCATCCTGATTGATCTCGGATTCACGGCTGATCAGTTCAGCATTGAGGTGTCACTACAGAGACGGATTGGATTCCTCACTACTAGTGGACTAAAGGTGGCCACCATCTTCCAACGCTTATGTGAAGCAGAGCAGGCAGTCATGTTTGCTGATGAGACCGGTATCATTAAGTTCTGGAACCGCTTGCACATCCCACTCACTGAGACCGGTGACGTGGTGAAGTCATTCAACTATGACAACCTGCAGGACATAGAGTGGCGTGACACGCCTATCATCAACCATATGATCATCAAGGCAATGCCCCGTGCTGTGGCTGCTGTGCAGCCTGTGTGGAGTAGCACAGGAGCAATTGAAGTGCTTGCCGGTGAAGTGATCAGGATACCGGTTGCATTCAAGGATGATGATGGGACACTGCCGGTGACATCAATCATGGATCCCGTCTTCATTGACCTCAGAGATGATGCCAATCGCTCATGGTACACGGTGTCATTGGATGAGAATGGTGAGCATCTTGAAGGAGAAGGTGACATCACAATGACTGATGTGGATCTTCTTGGTGATATTGCCTTCATTGAGTTCACCAACAGTGGACCATCTATCAGATACATTGCTGAGATGGAGATTCACGGCACACCGGCAAAGGTCTTTGACCGGATTGAGGTGGAAGTCAAGGACCAAGACAGCATTGATGCATATGGTATTAACCCTGAGAGTAACTCAGGAGAGCCAATCATCATTGAGAACAACTGGATTCAAGACAGTAGCACCGCAAGATCTCTTGCTCAGTCTCAGGTTGATCTATACGGTGATCCTGATCAGCAACTTGTAGGCAAACCGTTTGCAGATCCTTCACTCCAGTATGGTGATGTTATTGAATTGACAGTTGATGATGTTGATCTGACACCACGCTATGCAGTTGTAGTTGGTACTGAGCTGAAGATGTCTCTGAGCAAGGTGATTGAACAGACTGCAGTGTTTGAATATAGAGACATTGGCATCACTTACTTCACCATTGGTGTGAGTGAGATTGGTGGTCCGGATCCAATCGCTCCATAATACTGGTATAATAAGCTCAAGGAGAATGAGACCATGAACAGAACACCAAAAATACAGAAGATAATTGATGACCGGTTGAGCAACTTCCTGTCACCAGATGTCATCAAAGAACTGAACAGTGATGAGATTGAAGTTGCCAATGATGCACTGTCCAACCTACAGCTCAGGCAACTTGCCGGTGCTGCTCCTTCTGTTATCAAGAACATGGTCCGTCAATGGATTGTCAGTGTTGAGAGACGGAAGCTGACTCAGATCCAACCGGATGAGCTTGAAGGTTTGATGGCTTGGTATGAAGAGAACTGTTCAGAGATTGAAGAGGTGGTGGATCCTGCAACCAATGAAGTGATTGCACTTGAGCTGAAACACAACACACTGGATTCCAGAGTGTACTTCAGGAAGCCCAATTATCATTGGGACGGCAGATTCATTGTGACAATAGGAGACCGCTTGCTTGGCTTCAGGAGTAGGATTGATGATGTCATGGGATACCAATCTGGATCCAAGATGCCCAACCCTGAGAAGGCACAGATCATGAAGGACCACAAGGCTGAAGTTGCTGCAGCAAAGAAGGCAAAGGAACCGGTGCCAACTGAACCAGAGGTCCCTGATATGGTGAGATCTGAGACAGACAGCCGTGCTTCACAGCCGGAGTTGGACATCATACCAGAAGATCATCTCTGGTCAAGTCTAACCACAAACGATATAATCAAAGTAAAGGCACACATGAATGAGACCAATTATGAGAAGCCTGTCAAGAAGATCAAAGATGGTTATCAAGTAGATGGGTTTATTCTCAGGAAGGTGAAGTGATATGAGTTTTGCAACATGGAACGTGATGGCAGGTGAGACCCCAACAGAAGCCAAGTGGAATATACTTGGTGACAATGATGATGAGTTCCACGCTCTGATTCAGAGGAACGTGGCAGGCACAGGTGTGGTCCTGATTGACAGCTCAGGCAATGAGATTCTTGTTGCCAATAAGATTGCTTCAGCTGTGAATGAGGTGGCTATTCAGAATGCTGCAACCGGCAATGCTCCGGTCATTGGTACCTCTGGTGGTGACACTAACATTGATATGACACTGACTCCAAAGGGCACCGGCAAGCTCCGGTTGAATAACAGGTATGAACCATACAAGCTCAGTGCTTATTGTTCTACAGGCAAAGCAATTGCCAACACCTCACTGATTGTGGATCTTCAGACAGAACTCTATGACACCAACAGCAACTTTGCATCAAGCAGGTACACTGCACCTATTGATGGATTCTATCTTGTTTGTGCTCAGGCATGGTTAGGATCTGCAGGTGCAGGCACCACTGAATATGGTGAGATCAACATCCGCAAGAACGGAAGTGCAACCGGCATGCCTAACAGCCCAAGAATCAACGGTAGCGGTGCATCAAGTGTGCTGATCCGTCCAATGATTGCACAGGTTATTCAGCTTACAGCCGGTGACTACATTGAATTATGGGCAACCTTCGTGGGATCCCGTGACATTGTTGCCGGGCAAGGTGTGACATTCATGCAAGTTCATAATCTAAGCAAGTATTAAGGAGACCAATATGAGCAAAAAACAATTCAAGACTTGGGAGATTGAGAAGGGACTGTTTGCAGTTGATGAGTCTGCATATGATTCAACTCAGATGTTATCTGAAGAAGAGTTCATGCAGCTTTGGGTAGATGGTGAGGGGCAGTTTGTTGGTGTCTCCTATGAGGACCGGATCCAGTTCCTGAATGACAATGACTATGAAGTCACCCGTGAGAACATTGTCAATGCTGACTTGAGCGTGAAGCCTAGAGAGTAGGCTGTCATGGGTACAACCTCTGTCAAAACTACTACCACCGGCAAGAAGTCTGAGTCTGTCACAGATGGACAGGTCCGGTTTGAGTACGATAATAATCGGATACTAATTGCTGATGAAGACGGCATTATCAGAATGATCATGGGTGTTCTTCCTGATGGCACAATTGGAATTGTGATCAGCAAGGAAGGGATCAATGTCTTAGATGTCTTCTCTTGATCCAACTGAACTGAAGAACAATGTTGCTTTTTATAGCAAGTATCCCAATGACAAGGTGTTGTATGAACAGCTTGTTCCCTTGACATATTCAGTTGGTCCTGCCACATATAGTGGCCCATTCTACATTCCCAAGACTGATGTGCAGAGAATAGCCAACCCAATTGGGAAGAAGGCATTCATCAATCTTCTATGGTCCATTGATGGGACCAACTACTATCCACAGAAGCCAATCCTCTATCAGCCCGGCAACCCGGTCCCTGATGGCAAGGTTGGTGCCACTGTTGGTGTGAGCATTGATGCCAACTGGATCACGTTCTACTTCACCCACTACTATGGCAGCACGGTGGACTTCAAGATTAAGTATGTATTGGACAATATATTATGATCAGCCAAGACGGTGTACTCTTCCGGTCAGATAGGAACTTCATGAAGCGTGATCCTTCCAGTGGTCAGCAGGTGATGCTTGGTCCCAATGTCTCTCAGTACTTTGGCAACCTGTACATCAGAGAGTTGGTGATCCATCATGGCTTGGGATATGTGCCATTCTTCCGGGTATTCTATGAACCATACCAAGATGGTGTTCTCTATCCCGTTGTGCAGGACACTCAGTGGTATCTGAAGCCGGTCATCAATTCATTCACTGACTTCACTGAGACGGCTCCCACATTGGCTGCAGAAGCCACAACTGAGGATCTTATTCTGACACTTCACTTCCCATACAACACGCTTGCTGCCAATTCATTCCCCGTCTATTGGGTAATATATAAGGACTTTGGACTGATATGATCAACCCTGACTTAGTAGTATTGAGCACCTCACACAACACCTTCAAGAACAATGGTGTGTTCCGTGATGCCTTCGCATTCTTCACCTCAAGCACCGGATCAGTCCAGAAGAAGACCATCACATTCACCCTGCAGGAAGACACTGACTTCATTCAGCTCTTTGTATATGGCACTGACTATGCAAAATACTTCCGCTATCTTGATAGCAAATACCATAATAGTTGGATGCAGGTTGAGCAGAGCTTTGACTATCTGGTGTTCAACAGCCCACTGACTTCTCTGTACTACTACAATGTCACATACACGGTGGTTGGAAGAGTCGTGACGGTGGTGCTCACAGTGAACGGCTTTGGATCCTTCAACTTCACACCGGGTCTCACAGTGCCCATTGCATTTGTGGAGTACACACTGGCAAACTAAAGTCAAGAGGTTGCATCATGCATAAGCGTCATAATACAATTAAAGGTATGCAGGAAAACCAAACGATTGAGTCTCAAAACGTGACCATAAAATTGCTAGTGGAGAATGCTCTTCTTGAACAGGAGAAGCGTCTCACATCCGACTTCCGCAAGGAGATGGAACACCACAGTGAGAAGATTGCCCGTACAGTGGCAGACCAATCAAGGACCTACTCTAAAGCATTGATTGACAATGCCAAAGATATTGCCACGCTCAATGAAAAAATCAAGACCATGAAGACCACAATGATCACCGTTGGTGCAGCCTGTGGTACTCTTGGTGGCTTTGTAGGCTTCATTGCAGCACTTATCATCAAGGGATGATGCTTGTGCTATACTGGAATCATAGAAGGAGACCACAGCTATGACACCGAAGCAAAAGACAGACGCATTTGTTGCACAATACAACAACACCCACATTGATGAAGATGGTTATTATGGTGCTCAATGTTGGGATGTAGTTGCCCGGTATGCCCGTGAGAAGTATGGATGTCCATCGTTCCCAACTGTCACCGGTGGAGCTGCTGGTCTGTTTACTAATACGGCAGGTATTATCAATCAGTACTTTGACCGTGTTGCAAACAATCCAAACGATCCAAACCAGATACCACCGGACGGTGCTGTTATAGTATGGGGTACAGCATGGTCTCCGCCATACGGACACACCGCAATCAAAGTGTCAGGCACCGGTTCAACCATGACGGTGTTTGAACAAAATGGGAACAATCCGGGTGGCAATGCATATATTAAAGTGAGGAACTATTCAGGGGTGATTGGCTGGTTGGTTCCTAAAGATAAAGGAGAAGTCAAAGTGATTATTCCAGATCAAGACAATTGGTATTATAGATTCAATAAACTTATGGTCCAGATCAGAGGTCGTGAATGTTCAAGAGAAGAGTTCAGGAAGAACTTTGTTGGTGTGGAAGTATTCAAGATGGTTGAAATACTGTCAGATTCATCTGAAGCTGATGCTGCAACAGACTTCCAAAACTGGGGACGTACAGCAAAGACTGACAGATGGGACCAACAAATATACACACTACAGGATCAGGTCAGAGCTTTGCTGCTTCAGCTGCAGCATCTTCAGGCTCAGTTGAAAGAGATGGGAGACCGTCCTACAACTACTCAGTATAAGGAGCTTCAGGCAAAGATTGATCAAGCAAACAATGAAATCATTGAAGGGCAAAAGGCAATTGAAAAAGCTCATGCTCAAGTGGTAGCATTGACTGCAGAAAAAGCTGAAGCAGAGAAGACCGGCAATCTATTCACACGCTGGATTGGTGATCTTATAAATAAAATAGCAGGCGTGAAGGAGTAAAGTCATGGCATCCACAACAAACAAAGCAAAAGCAACGGGCATCAAAGACGGTCTTCTGACTGTCCTATTCACAGTGCTCTCATATGCAGGAGTTGAGCTGCTCACCTACCTGCTCACGTTGCTTCCAATTCTTGACACCTATCAGGCAGGCAAGTATGCATTCTTGCAGGTACCACTTGCATTGATTGGTGGAGCAATCCTCAAGGGCATTGACCGCAAGAAGCATGAGGACCCAACAGACCCGGCAACGGGAATTGTCAGCTTGTAAAACAAACATGATGATCAAAGCAAAAGACCCGGCAATTGTCCGGGTCTTTTTTGTTGCTGAAGTTCAGAGCCTAGCTGTTGATCTATCATGGGTAGGAGAGAATCACTTGCCCTTATAGTGTCATAATTTTACGGATGTACTTCTTTTTGTTGATGTTTGTGTTGTATCAACTGTATACATAATAGCACAAGCATTACTTATTGTCAAGTAATTTCTCAACTTTCTTCACGCTCTGTCAATGCTCTATTGATGGCAGGCTGCAGCCGTCTCATCTTTGTCTTGCTTGGGTGTATGATCCCCTTATTGATAGCCTCAACAACGGCAAGAGCCATGATCGTTTCATCCGGCACGTCCGGTGGATCAGTTGTCTCATGCTCTATATTGTGGATGTTCCGGCATCTCCGGTCCTTATTCTCAGGCAACTCCCTGAACGTAGTGGCAAGAGATCCAAGTGCCCTGTATGTGGCTGCAGGATGGTACCTATGGTGTACATCTTCAAAGCATCCAATGGTCTCACGCAGTGGGCACGGGACCGATTGGTCACAAGGAATACGCTCAAGCCCCTGACCGTTTGACATACCGCCTCACAATCTTTGGCTTCACATTGTAGTTCACATCAGATTCAGAAGCTCTCTCAATCTTCAAGATACGGCACCGCTTACCGTCAATGATGCAAGTCTCCCCGGTTGGGACAAGAATCAGCGGTGGGATTCTTGATGGTGGCATGCTATAGACTTGCTTCTTGCCTGACATATTCCACCCCTAGATTCCGTTCTCAATTCCGTCTTTGTTTTGTAGTCTCATGACTGCAGTATATCATAAGCGTGTTGTGTTATATACTAGTAGTAGAAGCATTGAGAACTTAACACAATAAAGGTATTATGATATTATGAACAATCTTGAAATCATCAGAGGTGACACGGTAGATCTAGCACTAGACTTTGGCACAAGCATTGAAAATGCTGTTGTGTTCTTTACTGCAAAAGCAAACCTGACTGACGCTGATGATGATGCCGTTCTCAAGACTGAAGTTGATGTACACGATGATGCAATCAATGGTCTCACCACTGTCAGATTCAATGCTGCAGACACGGACGCTCTTGAGCCGGGCACTTACTTCTATGATATACAGGTGAAATATAGTGATGGGGCTGTGGAGTCTTGGAAGCATTCAAAGATGGTGGTCATCGCTGATGTTACCAGAAGGACTGCATAGTCATGGCACAGCACAACATCAAACTAATCAAGGACAATCAGCGTGTCATTGTCAAGCGTGAACAGACAACGCTGAACATCCGCAAGAGACAGGTCAATCTCCGTGTTGAGCGTCTTGGTTTGCGTGGTCCAAAGGGAGATCCCGGAAGTGTTGATGCTGTAGTTGCCGGAACCAATGTGGTCATTGACAATACTGATCCAACTCAGCCAATCATATCTGTACCAACCGGCGGTGTTGGTCCTCAAGGACCACAGGGTATTCAAGGTCCTGCAGGTGCAACAGGTCCACAGGGACCAAAGGGAGACACGGGAGATCAAGGACCTCAAGGCTTGCCCGGTGCTGATGGAGCACCCGGAGCTACTGGATCAACGGGAGCACAGGGTCCTGCCGGAGCCACTGGACCTCAGGGTCCTGCCGGTCCAAAGGGAGATACTGGAGACACCGGTCCACAGGGACCGGCTGGTGCTACTGGTGCCACAGGTGCAACTGGACCTGCTGGTCCACAAGGTGATCAAGGCCAAAAAGGCGATGATGGCGATCCTGGTCCTACAGGCCCCGCTGGTTCAGATGGTGCTCCTGGTACAACAGGACCTGCAGGGCCCACAGGTCCTACCGGCCCGAAAGGTGATACTGGCGATATTGGCCCCGCTGGAGCTGATGGCAATGATGGAGCTGACGGTGCACAAGGACCTCAAGGTATTCAAGGACCTCAAGGATTGCAGGGACCAACCGGAGCCACAGGTGCTCAGGGTCCTCAAGGTGATACTGGTCCACAGGGACCAACCGGTCCTGCAGGTCCTGCCGGTGCAGATGGAGTGGTTGACTATAGCAAAGTAATTGCCCTAGCGGTGGCACTATAAGGAGAAGATATGAAGAAGCTGATCAAAAACTATGCATTCAACGCAGCAGCAAAGACGGTCACATTCAGTGACTACACGACAATTGAGCATGAAGGAATCTTGCTGATCACCAATGTAGTTGACGGAGCATTGCTCTATAACTTTGCAGATCCTGCACTTGGTGGGACTGTTGCTGGCAATGTGCTGACACTTGAGTTTGACAGCTCAGCCATGTCAGACACTGATGGACTGATGGTCTACTATGATGATGCTGAAGTACTTCCTGCAACCATTGATAGTATTGAGACGCTTCAGTCATACATTCAGGAGATTCAAAACCTTGCACAGCAGATCTCATTCCTCAGCACTGTGAGGGGTATTGCTTCAGATCTCCGTGTCACACTGCTCAGCGGTACGCTCAGCACACTCTCAACCGTGACTACTGTGACAACCGTCACAACTGTTGCTACAGTCACAAACCTTGCAAACATTGGTGGTTATTCTTCAACACCTATGATGCAGAATATGCAGAATCAGACAGCTGTTCAATCTAATATCAACAATGTTATAGTTTCATAAGGAGAACCACTATGCCTACAGTCAACAAAAACACACCACTACTACACCGCAAGGAGTTCCAACTGATGACTCCTGCCCCTGCAGCAACCGTTGCCGGTGCCTTTGTAGTTGCACCGGACAGTGGCAACTTCAACAATGCACTCTATGTCCTGTCTGCAACAGCTCACTACCTGTACAACCATGGTGAGGATTCATATATTCAGATCCCTTCAGGTGCTCTTGCTGGTACGTTTGGTGCTGGTGCCTGTGGCGTGTTCCATCCGTGGTCAATAAACTACACAGCAAACGGTGGATCAACCACATCAGTCACCGTTGCTGCTGGTACTCACAACATCACCGGAGATGCTGTTGGTCAGACCATTGAGTTCATCTCAGCTGGATCTTCAAGTGGCTTCAGGACAACCGTTGCAAGCATTCTCAACAATGCTGGTGCTGGTACGATCACGCTCAACCTGACTGACGCTGCACCTGCAGCAATCGCAAACGCTCACACATTCAGGATCACTACTGGTCGCTTCTATATCATGAACGCTGGAACAATTGCAGCCGGTATCTTCAAGGTGTTTGACGTTGCAACTATGGCATGGCAGGCAAACTTGGGGACCACCAACCTTCCTGCAACATGGGGTACTGACGGCAAGCTAGTTGTTGCCTACAACTTCGGTGAGTCATACGCAACAGGAACAGCAACTGCAGGCGGTGCATCAACGCTCACAAACTCAGGCAAAGCATGGACCACAAACCAATGGACCAACTTCCAGATCCGCATCACTGCAGGTACTGGCATTGGTCAGATCAGGACCATTGCATCAAACACAGGCACGGTCATCACCACGTCTGCAGCATGGACCACACAGCCTGATGCAACCTCTCAGTACATCATTGAAGCCAATGAAGACTTCCTGTACTTACTTGGGAACAACGCCGTCACAATGTACCGATACTCAATCAGTGCAAACACTTGGACAGTCATGGCACCAACCACTGCCCGTGCTGCAGCTCCCGGTGTCGGTATGTCTGCCAATGCAATTGGCATCACTGGTGACTCACTGTGGGCAACTGAGAATGCAATCCTCAACGGACGCTACATCTACTCACTCAGAGCTGGTGCTTCAGGTGTACTTGATCGCTTTGACATTGCAGGTGGAACAGCCGGTGCAGGTGCATGGGCAGCAGTCACCACGATCAACGGTGAGACGTTCACAACCGGATCATCAGCCTTCCCAATGGGTGAGTTCCTATATGTCAGGAAGGATGCAACCAACAGGATCTTCAAGTACTCAGTAGTTGACAATGCATGGAGACCGTTTGCAACCAACCTGTACACTGATGGTGCTGCTCTGGTAGGTCACAAGATATGGGTCAAGAACTTGCCCGGATCAACTGACGTGAAGTGGTTGTATACACTGCAGAACGCAGGTACTGTGCTGCACAGAATACTGATCATCTAGCAAAGCAAAAGAGGACCCTCGCAGTGGTCCTCTTTTTTGTTGGTTCAATTCAATTATGGAAGGATGTTGTTGAGTTCATCAGCGTATACCCAACGGTTGCCCAAGACTCCCCAACGGGTTGTCTTCTGGATCGCTGCCCGGACGGTACTCACACCGGCGTTCGGACTCTGAACTATGATCTGATAACACTCAGGACAGTCACGGGGAAGCTCAACAGTTATTGCCCATACTATCTGAGCACGGAGATTCTCTGGCATATCAAACCGCCTGCCGGAGTGCCATGAGTTGAGACCCCATGCTTCACCACCGTCACCACGCTTCTGACATGGGTCAAGACCTGACTCATGCTTCCATGATCCAACCATTTGAACGGCTGCAGTTCGTGATAGTCCAAGCTCACGGAGCACACCATACACAACAGCAGGGTCTGCAGGTCCACAGTTTGCTGCTTCTGCAGCAGCCACAGCAGCTCTTTGGGCTTCTTCTGCAGCAATACGCTGCTTCTCAGCTTCCGCTGCTTGTGCAGCTTCCTGTGCAGCCACACGCTGTGCTTCTGCTGCCTGAGCTGCAGCAAGTTCTTCTGCCTTCTTTTGATCCTCAAGGATCTTCTTCTGCTCTTCAGCTTCAGCAACAGTGGCAAGTTGTATCTCAAAGTTTGCCTGTGGCTGTGCATCTGCAGGTTGATATTCATTCTTCAGGCTCATGACAGGGACGCTGAGGACAAGGCTGACCATGAGAATCGTGAGGTTGCGTTTGATATTCATATGCTCCTTACATCTCCATTATAGCAGAAGCTATTTTGAAGCCTTCTTGACCGCCTTCTTTGGGGTGGCGTTTGCCCGGTATGACACACGGACAAGGTTGACTATGCTGACAACTCCTGAGAGTACACCAAGCACGGTGACAACTTTGTCTGCAACCATGATCAGCAGGTATGCTGACAGCACTGCAGGTCCGATGACTAGAGCTACACTCCAGAACGTCTTGCAAAGAACTGCAGTCTTGCTCATGAATGTTGACTCTTTGATAGTTGATAGTTTGTTTTGTATTTTGTCTTGCATGAGATGGTCTCCTTCTTATGCTTTATTTGATGACTCTCTGAGTATATCGCAACCGCTTGATATTGTCAATACTATTTTGGAAGATTCCAGTCCTCATCAGGGGTCAAAATAATAGCACAAGGCGGTGCTCCCTCTAGTGACTTGATAGACACCATGATTGCACCGCCTAGTGGAGCATGATTGCTGCAGCATACACAGATCTTGTGCTTTGGGAATTGCTCCCTCAACCGCTGCAGTTCATTCTCCGGGACCTGATCATTCACTACAAGACACATCCTCTCAGGGTCTATGCTGACACTCATCTCATTGATCTCCTTGCTTCCCTGATTGCTTCAGGGCTGTGATCACAATCACGCCCCTTGCACTTATAACCAAGAATCATTCTTGGGCAGTCAGGACCACTCATTGCCCACAGGACAGCTCCGATGATCAAGACGATTGCTATTATTATGAACCACATATACCCTCTCTTTCCATTATTTTAATTCACCAAAGAACTTTGCTGCATAGTCTTGCCGGTACTTGCTGCCTTCATTCCATGCACACTTCTTGTAGCCTTCAATGTACTCATCAGGATCTGTGAGGTAGGCTATGCCATACCGTTCAATCTCCTTGATAGCATTGGCTTCCATGCTTGTGTCAGTAGGTGGATTGCACCAGAAGTTCTCACCGTGGAAGAAGATCCTGAGCAACGGTGATGGACCGTATGGCTTGCCCTCATGAGCATCATCCTTACGCCACACCGTGATGTCTTGCTTCTTTGGGTCCTTGTGTAGAATGAAGAACGGTCTGCCAAACTCAACATCTGAATACTTCATATCAACCTCTGCTGCTGGTCATTATTATGTGGCACTGAAGGGAAGACACCAACCGGCTTCCCGTCATCATCAAAGTATTCAAAGGTAGTCTGCATGGTATCTTCACCACGCCACACCTGACTGAATCCTACAAGCTCATCTGCCCGGCTCTCAATATGGTTGTTCTTGATCAGCACATAGTCAGGCAATTCAAGGTGCCCTTTGAGGAATGCCCACCCGTTCCGGGTGATCCCCCAACGTCCTCTCAGCACGTTCCCTGCAGCGTCAGTCTGTTTGAATACCAGACCATGCAGTCTCAGGTGGCTGAAGAAGTTGAACCGTTTGAAGTCTTCAGGCTCAGTGAAGTCACGGACCATGAAGTCATTGGCGTTCTCTTCACCTGCATCATAGCGTTGCTTGACATAGGTGGCAGCACGTTTCAACATCTGGATCTTGTGCTTGTTGAGCATCTCCTTACGGGTCAACGGGATGCGTTGTCCACAGTGGTCACAGGTTTCATGCTTGCTCATGATAGCACCACCTTCTGATGCCACTCTTTTTGCTCTTCATCACATGTGTTGCAGTACCTTCTTTCAAACACTTGACCGGTCCGGTCTTCGCTCTTGAGCTGCTCACCGTCCCACAATTTGAACCATTCTGACCACTCATGATCTGATCCATTGAGGCAATCAGCTTTGCTTGCTTCACGGTACCAACTGCATGATGAATATATCATGACGTACTTGTCACAGTTTGGGCATTGCTCAGACTCAGATTCACCGTCTTTGTAGTGGGCACCGTCATCAGTGCAGACATCAAAGTCTTCATTGCAATATGGGCAAGTAACCTCTTTGTCACTCATGACTTCTTCCCCTTCCTGAGCATCTTCCGATGCATCTCACGTTGGAACTGTTCATTGGCTTTGGCGTTGTTCTTATCAATCCGCTCCTGAGCCTTGATGTGATCACGCTGGATCTCTTCAGGTGTCCGGCGTTTTGCCCGTCCACCTTTGGCACCAAACTTTGCAGCCACCTTTGAGGTGAACTTTGTTGATGATGGATTGGGCTTGCCCTTGCGTTTGGCTGCAAGTTTTTTGAAGTGGTCCGGATCTGCTTTGAGGAAGGCTTCAGTCCGGATCTGAGCTGCCGTCTTTTGATCTCCTGCCATATTAGCTCTCCTTCTGATCTTCTGGTGTTTTGGTCTTCTTGCCTGAAGCATACTTGCCACAGCGTTCACACACCGGTGTTGCCGGGATCATACCAAACAGTATGGTCCCGTTACCAACAAAGTGATGTCCGATGAAGAAGCATATAATTGTCATTATCGTGCCCCAATGCTCTCTTCCTCAACGACTTCAACGCCGGGGATCTGTGCAACTTCAACACCTTCCTTCTTCAGGTCATAGATCTTGAATGCTGCAGCACGGACTTTGGCACTATCAACAACCAAGAACTCACGGGGAATCAATGACTCATCAGTGATGTTCAGCTTCTTGATCATACGGACCGTCATTGTACTAGTGCCGGTACTGACGTGAGAGGCACTCTTGTTTGCATCAACTTCAGCAATCTTGTTGATGGCAGTATCAACCTTCAGCTTGCCACGTCCTTCACCAACACGGGCTTCAATCTTTGCCTTCTGCTCTTCAGCTTTTTTGGCTTCAGCTGCACGGAACACAGTGATCTTGCTCTTGATGGTTGACTCAGCTGCAGAGAGCTGCTCATTCACTGGTTTGAATGCAGCAATGATGCCCTTCACAAGTTCCTGATATGGCTTCTTTGCGTTGGTCTCTTGGCCCTTCAGGTGCTTTTGCATCTTCTTGATTGAACCTAGTGTCTCAACTGCACCTTCAACATCTGCAGCACTAGTGATCTTCAGATCATTGGCTGTCTTCTCAAAGATGCTCACCTCTTTTATGGCTGACTGATCAACCTTTGCAACTTCTTTTGTCTCGCTCATGATGGTCTCCTTCATGAATTATTTGATGTACTTGTATTATATCGCAACCGCTAAATGATTGCAAGACTAAAATGGCAACTCATCATCACCGCCGTGTTCTTTGACGTGATCAACAAACTGATAGATCACGGGGTGAATG